AAATTTACCAAGTATGCTTGGAGTAATAAAAAAGTAAACTAATGAAATATAACGAAGACAAAATTATAAAAGAATTAACAGATTATATAAAATCAACCTATACTGAACATTATAGTACAACGAAAGACGGTTTTCAAGTACAAGATATGTTAAGACATTTAGGTATTGATAAAGATTTCTGCCAGGCAAATGCAATTAAGTATTTGGCAAGATTCGGTAAGAAGAACGGCAGAAACAGAAAAGATTTATTAAAAGCAATTCACTATATCATATTGCTATTGAGTAGTGAAGAAAAAAAAGAGAAATGGTCAGTTGACGGTTTCTTAAACAAAAAGGAGGACTAATGGCAAAAATAGATACAGATGTATATGTAAATAAAGAAGATATAGGTAAAAACTTATATAGAAATAAAACATATTATACACTTTGCATAGAACAAGATGTTCTGGCAAAAAACCAAGATGAGGCAGATAACCTGTTTTCAGATAATGGAGGAATAGATCATTCCAAAATTGGTAAAGATATAACAGACGCTAAAAATGGAGTTGAAACTTATATGGTTGACGCTAACTATACAGATTCAGGTAAAACTGAATTTATTGGTAAAGTAAAATATGATGATGATACTTTTACTCAAACCTTGGAAGAGGCAGTTGAAAATGAAGATGTTTATATTGATACTTATGCTGATGAAGATGAACCTTTACAGTTAACTAAAATTAAATTAGTATTACCAGACACAAAAGTTGACTATGGTGACTTAAAAGAACCAATGACACCTGAAGAAGAAGATAAAAATGCTGGTATAGTAAGAGATAAAGATGGTAATGTTTTACCAGAAACTACTGTTCCAGAAAAAGCATTAAACGATTATGTTAAAGAAAAGGCAGAATCAGATATTGATATTGCAATCAATTTAGAAAACGATTCAAAATTAGGTAAGTAATGGACATAAAAGAGATAATAGAACAAGTAAAAACTGCTATAGATAAATTGGATGGTGCAAATAACTATTCAGATAAGAGTACAATAGCGGATGCTAATGATGTTTTAAAGACATTATTAATACAACTGAAAGTTGCAAATAATGGGTGATGTACTACTCGTGGACGACCTGAATCGTCAATCCTCGGTCATCCTCGGAAGACTAATACCTATAAAATCGTTGATTTTACTCACTTTTTTAATGCTTGACAAAAGCAACGATTTATGATACTATTAATGAATAAACTAACAAAATAAGGGAGAAATACTATATTATGACATTTAAATACGATAAAGAGAATTTATTTAAAGAGTTTGAAGTTGCAAAACAAAAAGACATCAAACTATCCAAGAAAACAGAACAAGAAGATAAAGAAGACGATATTTACAAAAATAGAATACAATTTTTTAAAGAACATATTGCTCTTAAACAAGAACATCCAGAATATTATTCAGATTTGAAGATTAATTTTGATAATCTTCTTTCAACATATTTAACAACAAGTCCTAGAGATACTTTCTATATGAAAGTTTTTGGGAAATCTTATGCTGAGAAAACAGCAGAATCAGTTCCAATGAGTGTTAACGATTAATGAGTGATTTTTATACAGAATATTTAAAAAGTAATAACAAGAGAACAAAGTTAGAACAAAAATTAGATGAATATAATCATACTATGGAATTGATTAGAACAATCCTTCCAGTTGTAATAATAATATTACAGGTAATTATATTGGTAAAAATTATATGAAATTACAATCAATAATAAGGAGTATATAATGAAGAAACTATTATTAGTAATTTTCTTCGTGTTTGTTTTCAGTTTTCAAAAATATGCTGAATCAATCGCAGAAGAAACAACAACTATGGCAGATGAAAATATAGTAGTCGCTAAAGTTAATAGTGTAGTTGAGTCTACACAAACTTGGATAATCAATGAGAAGGAAAAGACCATTGAATATCAAAAGAAATCTTGGGCAGATGGTAAATTGCAGTTGCAAAATACTTGGTTCAAGTTAACGAGTTGGATAAAATAATGTTTGGTGATTTTGTATGTACAAGTGCTAATGATGGCACAACATATTTTAGACCTGTAACTGCTAGAGCACAAACACTCTGGCAGGAACAAAACTTTAATAGATTTGTAATAGATAATAATGAGGACTTTTACATTGTTAAAAGTGTAGATAGTCAGAAAATTTGTGATGAGATTAGAAAAAATAATTTTGAGTTTACTAGTTAGTTTAACACTAACAAATTGTGCTAATATAAACCGATCTGAAGTCGGTGCAACATTAGGTACGGTGACTACTACAGCAATGTGTGTGGAAAACGGAGTAACCGATCCTTATATAATTGCTGGGTGTGCTGTTGCAGGTGCATTTGCTGGTGCCGAGATTATGTACAAGTCAGATTATGATGTACACAATGCAATATTTGTAGATCATTTAAACAATGGTCCAACTACACAAAGTTATACAAATTGGTATAATTCAGAAACAGGTAACTCTGGCATAATTAAAGTGACCAGATCATACCTTGAAGGTCCATTTAAATGTAAAGACTATGACGCTACGATTGATATAACAAATCAATGGCCGCTCATTGGTGTAGGTGGAGTTAATAGAAAAGTTGTGTTTGGAACTGCTTGTCAGTTGCCAGATGGAAGATGGATAGAGAAACCGTAATGATGGATCCGAAATATAGAGTAATAATGTATGCTACTTTAATAATGATTACTGTACTATTATGTATGGAAATGGCGTGGGGTTGTGTAGATTGTGATTTAAATAAAAAGGCATTTGAAAAAAATATAAAAGTAGTATCAGTTGAAGGTGATATTGATACAATTAATTATGATAAAGTAACCGAGATATTAGAAAAATTAGAAAAAACTGACAATGGAGTTTATTACGATAAGATTAAAACAATAGAACCTGAAAAAGTTGATGGACAATATTGTTATATTAAAATTGTTATTAAACAAAAAGGTAATACTATTGTTAAAGAAGAAATTTTGGAGTGTGCCGATGGTAGAAAGAAGTTTGATGGACCAAGTTATTGGGAACTATTTGCTGAATTTTACTACCGAGATATTTACACTCCTGAATACTGCCGATATTATAGTCGGCCAAATCACGCTTTTAAGTCGTTCGGAAAAGTGTGTATGAATAAGAACGGTGAATGGGAGGTAAATTAATGATTAAAACTATAATCATAATAGGACTCTTTGCCATTATTGTAACTCAAACCAATATAGGTCTTGCTGATATGCTTGACTATGTTGAAGTGGCGCTTGACAAATTACAACAGATGGTATATACTATGAGAAGGAGTGTGTAAAAGTATATGAAGAAACATATAAAACTATTATCAGTTTTAGCAATGTCAGTATTGCTGACTAATTGTGCTGGTAATTATAAGATAAAGTCAGAATCAAGTAATGTTGTTGACAAAGTACCAAGTTGGTATATGGCAGACATTAATGAATCAAAGGCGTGTGATAGAAAAATCTTTGGAAAAGACAAAGATAAAGTCTGTATCTACGGAGTAGCAACAGCAGTATCGCCAGACTTAAACCTTGCAATAGAGAAGGCAAAAATGCTTGCAAAAGCGGAACTTGCCGACATTATTAAAGGTGAAATGAACAAAGAATCAAAACAATTTATAACTGAACTTGGTAAGACGGAAACGAAAACTATTGTATCAGAAGTAGAATCTGTTCTGGTTAATGTCATAAAAGATACCGTAGTAAGAGGATATGAAATCTTTGAACAGGATGTAACCTTAACAAAGAATGGATATTATCGTGCTTGGATCGGGTTAAGACTTCCAATGGGTGAGTACAATAAAATGTACAATTTCACTATTGCAGAAGCGGTTGACGCCTATAATCTAAAGACAAAGGCGAATATCGCCTATGAAAAACTTGTAGGTAATGACAATGACAATAGTAATATACAGTAAAAATAACTGTCAATATTGTACCAAGGCGAAAGGTTTATTAAATAAACTTCGCCTTGACTACACAGAAAAAAAATTAGAAGAATTTGAATCAGTTGAGAAGATGTTAGAAGACATTGGAAAAAATGTTAGACAAATGCCACAAATTAAAATAGATGATAAGTTAATTGGTGGATATAATCAACTTGTAGAACATTTTGAACTACAAGGGAAAGTGAATTACAAAGGTGAAGTCCAGTAGTAGTATGGCAAAAGATAAAGACAAAGATAAAATTATCCAATTTCCAACAAATAGAATTATACATCAAAGAACTAAAGAACTTAATGAACAGAAAAGGAAAATGGGTGAGAAGGTTGCAAAAGCATTCCAAGATCAACAAACTAAAAGATTTGTTGAAACTGCCGTTGATGATATTAGTATGGGATTATTAAAACAATTTGTAAATTTATCAATGAAAACACAATTACCAAATTTCACAAAAGATTTAGCATTATTAGTAGATATGTTGCGTGGTTTGATTTATAGAGATTTTGGAGTAAACCATCCTGCTCAAAAATTATCAGATAAAATGGTTAAGGTGACAACCAATAGAGCAGGTACAATGTCAGCAAAAATAGATTATTCAGATGTAGTTGATAAACCTAAAAAAACAAAACCTATTTCTGGAGATGTTAAAAAAGAATTAAAGGATCTAAATGATACAGCAGGGTTTTTTGAACCCGATGGAGATTTAGATGACTAAAAAGAATTGCACACAAGCAATCGCCGTGTCTGGTTGTAAAATTGACGGAAAGAGAGGATTAAACACAGATGTTTAATTTTTTAAATAATAATAAAGGAGATGAAGATATGGCAAATGCTAAAACTTCAAAAACTATTAAGATCAGAAACCTGTTCAATACAGGTGTTGATGTTACTTGGCAAACGCTAAGAAACAGATTTGATCTTAAATCTCCAGCCGCTATGGTTGGAAAATTAAGAAACGAAGGCGTAATGATTTATGAAAATAGATCAGCACACGGAGTTTCTTATAGAGTTGGTACACCTTCAAAAGCAATTTTGATCGCTGGTATGAACAAAGTGTTTGGTAAGCAAGTCGCTTATTCAGCATAATAAAACTAGGTATAGGGCGGGTAGTTCCGCCCTTGCCGTTAACAAAATTTATGACAAAAAAAAGTACAAAAAAAATAGTTGATGACGATTCAAAACAACAATTAATCTGTAATGATTTCCACGAATGGACAATGGCACAGATGTTAGAGTATAAACCAGTATTAGTATTGATGACTATATTAGGTCAGACAATAAAAATAATGAAAACTACAATGCCACCTGCTGAATTTGAAGCACTTATGGAAACTATGTACACAAGTAAGGATAAAGTTGAACCGTTTACGAAACCAACGATTAATTAATATGGATCACTCTTTAATAGGATTAGGAATTATTGGATGTTTATTAACCGTAATTGGATTTGGTATTGCTTTACATATAGGAAGTAGAGCAAATAAACCAAAAGAAAAATTAACAACAGTACAACAATCATTAAAAGATTTATGGAACAAATAAGAGAAAATCATAAGAGAACAATAAAAACTTTAGCAGAGAATAGAAGTGAGAAGATGACTCGTAAGGTTGATAAAGACGAGTACCAAGACCTTGCTGATTGCATAAGAATGGAACAAGTATCTGCTCCAGAGATCGCAGAAATATTTACAGACAAAGCATTTTACAAATGGTATAAAAAGAAGTACCTATGATCCTAGTTGACCTCAATCAGGTGTTAATATCAAACCTTATGGCACAAGTTAGAGGCAAAGGTGATGTTAAACCTAATAGAGAAATGATTAGGTATATGGTACTAAACTCATTAAGAGGTTTCAATGTAAAACACTCACACGAATGGGGTGATATGGTTTTATGTGCTGACGCAAAGGATCCTTGGCGTAAAGACTTCTTTCCTAGATACAAACACAATAGAAAATTACAAAGACAAGATGGTCCATTTGATTGGGAAAACATATTTAAAATACTAACAGAAATTAGAAATGAAGTTAGAGATAACTTTCCATATAAAGTAATATATGTAGAAAATGCTGAGGCAGATGATCTAATTGCTACGATTGTAAGTTTAAGAGAAGAAGAAAAGTATTTAATCATATCTGGTGACAAAGATTTTATTCAATTACAACATTATGGTGATGTCTACCAATGGTCGCCATTATTAAAAGGTTTTATAGGTGAGCAAGAGGATGCAGTTAGATTTTTAAAAGAACAGATTATCAAAGGTGATAGATCAGACGGTGTTCCTAATATATTAAGTGATGATGAGGTATTTGTTAGAGGTGAAAGACAGAAACCTATAAAAGCAAAACAACTAGAGGAATGGTGTAATGTAGATAACATACCTTTAGGGTCAGAAACAAGAAAACACTACAATAGAAATAAGAAACTAATAGATTTATCGCAGATACCAAAAACGATAGAAACTAATATTATAAATACATATAAGAACTATAAAGTAAAAGACAGGTCGCTCCTGTTACCTTATTTTATAGATAAAAAATTGAAGTCTTTGATAGATAAAATTAATGACTTTTGAAATGGAGTAAATTATGGCTATAACAACCGCAAGAGATATACAGATGAGTACCGAAGGATCAGGTGCTCCTACAGCAGATGAAATCTTTACACAGATTAATAATGCTAAAGACAAACCTAAAAAGATCGCTATTTTAAAAAGATACGATAACAAACCAATGAGGCAATTACTAAAAGCTGCCTTTGATCCTAAAATCAAATTTGATTTACCAGAAGGTAATCCACCTTATATTAAAAATGAGGCACCTGTTGGCACGGAACATAATAGTCTTGCTATGGAAGCAAGAAAATTATATCACTTTGTCGTGGGTGGTAATAACACAATAAACAAGTTGAAAAAAGAAACTATGTTTATTCAGATGTTAGAAGGATTACACGAGAAGGACGCTGAAGTCCTAATGGCAATTAAGAATAAAAATCTTAATAACATTTACAAAGGTTTAACCGCACAAATGGTTAAAGAAACCTTTGGTTGGAATGACGATTTTGTTAGAATCAACAAATAATACGCATATATTTTAAGGGTGTTCACGCTTTGTTCTCATTAGAACACCCTAAAAACCCTTTAAAATCAACACTTATTAACGCTTGACTTTAGTAGTCAAATGTGTTACTATAAATAGTATAGAAAATTGAATTGAAAGGATAACATTATACATTATGAGAAAACAATTTTTAATAATATTTATAGTATTTACCTATATTTGGTCGTGGGCAATATTTAATGCCGTGAATGCAGATGATAG